GTGCGGCCGGCGTGCCAGCTCCACCTGGTGCGGTCACGGGCGGCTGCGGGGGGGCCGTGCGTGGCGTCAGGGTGCGCAGGAACTCATTGAAGATCGCGGCCACTCCGGGGACGTCAGCAGCATGGATGCCCGCGGTCAGCGAGCTCTGGCGGTCGGCGTTCGTGAGGGGGTCGATCTGCGCAAGCCACGTCAGCCAGTCGGCGCGCTTGTCGATGGTGGCCCAGTTCGGAACCACCTCCTCGAGCTTGTCGAGGAAGTCGCGGCGGCGCCGCGCCTGGGCCTGCTCTTCGTCGCGCTCCTGCCGCTGTTGGGCGGTGGTGCGCTGCTCGGTGAGGGCCACGTCAACGTGCGTACGGGCAGCCGTGACGGCCGCCGTAGCAATCGCCGCGGCTTGGTCCTCGCCGAGCGCTTCGAGCTGCTCGGGGGTAAACATGGACTTCACATCGACCGGCGCGGGCGCCTGGGTCTTCAGTGCCTTGATCTGGCCCTCCAGGTCGAAGACCTTGGCGCTCAACGCGGCTTCGCGCGCATCGGCGGCCCGGCGCTCCTCGAGCAGCTTGCCATGCATGATGGACAGGCGGTTGCGCCAGTACATCGGGTCAGCTGCGCGGGGGTCGGTGCCTAGCGCGGGATCGTGGAACGGCTTGAGGTCGGCCTGGGGCAGTGCGTTGGGGGTGAGATCGGCAGGCGGCGGTGGCGGCGGGGTCGGCGCGCCCTCTCCCACTGGCGGTGGGGGAGCGGCGGCGATCGGCTGGCCTTCGTCGTCCTGTTCGGTCTGCGATTCGGCCGCTCGCGCTTCAGCTTGCAGCGCGTCGATGCGCTCCAGTTTTATGCGCAGCGACCGAGGCAGTCGCGCTCTATCGAGGTTCACGGCTGTTGCCATTGGTTGGGTCTTTCCACGATCCAGGCATTCAGGCCCATGCCTTGGGCGTCGGGTTGCTTATGAAGTGCGGCAGCAGATCTCAGCGTTGCCGTGCCGAGGTGTCTGCTGTTTCCCAGTCCGACGGCGCAATCGGTCGGCGCTGGGTTGCTCGGGTGAGCGTTACTTCTGCCTTGGTCACCTGGTCGATCAGCTCGGCCAAGAGCTGGGCCCGGCCTTGTGTTCGCAGAAGCTCGTCGCCGATCGTCGTGCGTAGCTTCACGTCGGTGTCGGCGAGATTGCGCTGGAACAGCTCGACGAGCGCCTTTCCCTCCGGCGTGCGCGCGAAGCGCCGCAGGAATTCAAGGTCATTGGTCGATAGCTGCCCCATGGGTCCGGATTATGCGTCTGGCCGCTCAGATCACGATGTAGCCGAACATCACAGTAAAGCTGCGCGCCGCGGTACTGGTGGACACGTAGCGGAAGGTCGCCCGGTCGTCGGTGGTGTTGGCCTGCACGCCAATGACCGCGACTTCTGCCGCTCCGGTGAAGATGGCGCCAGCTCCAACGCATTGGCTGCTCGATGAGAAATTGCTGGCCACTGGCAGCGAACAATCGATGTCCGTCACGGTCGCGCTGGCGGTGGCGGTGACGCTGATTCGGGCGAAGACCAAAACGGCGTTGCCGATTCGGATCCAGCCCGAAACGTTCGCGCTTGAGGCCGCCACGTTGGTGACGCCGGTCAGGGTCGGGGTGTAGGTGTTGTAAATGTTGGTGCCGGTAATGCCACCAGTCAATGAGATAGACCCCGCGAAGGTTGCCAGCAGATCCTGGGTGATCGTGAGGGCGGTGGCGGGGGTCGCTGATCCATCGGGCGTCACCTTGAACCGCAGGCCCCCTGGCATGTCATTGGTGCCTGGCGTGCCGTTGACGAAGCATTCCATGCTGCCCGCTTCGATGAAGGCGGTCCCGTCGCTGCCGTTGAACGATATGCGGCCCAGCACGTTGGTGTCGGCCACGACCGTATGGGTGCCGACGGCAGCGCCTGCCGAGTAGCCCATGGCGATGGTGGCCGGAGACAGGCTAGCGGCCCATCTGGCGAGCCCTAGCCCACCGGTGGCGATGCTGTTGCCGTTGGCCTGGATGACTGGACTGAAGGCGTTGGCGTTGCTGGTAAAGCTGCGCAGGGTGGCGGTGTTGAAAGCGCCTGATGCTGCACTGATGGCGCCGGTGAAGGCCGCCCCAGCCAGCAACGCATAGTTGGCTGCGGTCTCGGTGGCCATCGTGCCCAGGCCCAGGGTGGTGCGCTGCGCCGCGGCGTCGGCGTCGTCGAGGATGGCCAGGCCTGCCGCGGAGATCGACGCCAGCGTGACCGTGTTGGCGGCGCTGAAATATGGGAAGGTGTTGGCAGTGCCCGCGGTGTTGATGATGGCCCGTCCGCTGGCCGGAAACGTGGCGAGCGCAGCGGTTCCCGAGCCGGTGAAGTAGGGCAGCCGGTTGTTTGCGCTCACCAGGCCGGCGATGGCCTCGAGCTCTGCATCCTGGGCCTGCACGTCCGTGCCAATGACAAGGCCCAGGGTGGACCTGGCGTTGACCGCCGCGGCGTCGTCGAGCAGCGTGCGCGCGAAGGTGGTCAGCGTGGTCAGCGCCGCGGTGCCTGCGCCCGTGAAGTAAGGCAGCGTGTCCGCAGCGCTGGCCAGGCCGGCGATCGCCTGCAGCTCGGCGTCTTGCGCCTGCACATCGGTGCCGATCACCAGGCCGAGCGTCGCGCGGGCGGTGAGTGCATTGGCATCGTCCACCAGCGTGCGCGCGAAGGCGGTGAAGCTGGTGAGCGCTGCAGTCGCCGAGCCAGTGAAGTAGGGCAGCGTATCGACGGCCGAGGCGAGGCCAGCCAGAGCCTGCAGGTCCGCATCCCAGGCCTGCACATTGGTGCCAATGACCAGGCCGAGATTGGTCCGTGCGCCGCCGGCGGTGGTGGCGCCCGTGCCGCCCAGGGCCACCGGGACCGCTGCGCTCAGGTTGGCCGGGTCCAGGTAGAAGGCGCTGCTCTGGCCGTCCAGAAGGTCGGCGTCCAGGCCGCTGCCCGCGCCGTCGACCGTCAGCAGCTTGGCCAGCACGTCGGCCGCCGTGTAGGCGCTGGCGTCCAGTTTCAGCGCCAGCGCTGCCTGCAGATCCACCTGATCGAGGATGTCACCGCCGATCATTCCCCAGTCGACGGCCTCGAGCTTGCTGTCGAGCGCGGCCTGCAGGTCTACCTGGTCGGCAAGCGTGCCGGTGATGTCGCCCCAGGCCACGGTGGCCGACGGTGCCGGCTGCTCGTGGAACTGGGCGAAAAGTTCCTCGTAGTGCGGCATGCTGCTGCCCCTTTCAGACGGCCGAGCGCGCGACCTCGAGGCCAGACTTCGGCTGGATGGACTGGGTGTTCTCGGCCCCGGTCTTGTTGGCCAGGGTCGTGCGCACGATGTCGCCGATCATCTTCGTCATCAGATCCTGCTGGCTCGCCTGCGTCTTCTCGCGCGCCAGGGTGGCCTGGGACTCGATGCGCTTGTCTTCCAGCGCAAGCTTGCCCTGTGCTTCGGCTTGCGCTGCCTGCTGTTCGGCCTGGGCCTGCGCGGCTTGAGCGGCCTGGGCCTGCTGCTGCTGCTGCTCGAGCTGCTCTTCGCTCGGCACGATCTCGTCGGTGTCGAGCTCCATCGAATTGCTGACCTCGCGCAGCACCGCGGCCCGGCCCTTGATGCCGATGATCTGCATATCGATCGGGTTGGCCGTCATGCCCAGGAACTGAATCCGCCGCTGCTGCGCCGAGTCCTTGATGAGGATGGCCGCCGCGCCACGTGGCACCGCCTTGCAATCGCCCTTGATGCTCTCGTCGGGGTTGTAGAGCATCTCGTTGACGAAGGCCGAACCGATGTTCGGGGCGATCACGTGCATGTCGATGTTTCCGATGGCCCTTCGAAGGCCCTTCGCCGCGCTGTTGAGCAGCATGGCCAGGCCGGAGGCCGTATCGCCGGCGCCGCCCACGCGCTCATTGCCGTACGTGTAGCGTGGAATGCCCGTTGAGTCGTCGGCGCGCATCTCCCACTTCTCATAGGTGGCGTTCAGGTTGGCCGAGTTGTCGGTGGGCTGGAAGAAGCCCACGCCCGGATTGACGCCCTGCGAAGGGTCGCTCTTCAACTGCCACACCTTCCAGGGGAAGATTTCCAGGCTGTTCTCGCCATCGGCCAGGCGGTCGGCATGCACCCAGACCATGGGCCCACTGGCCATCGACAGGTTGTCGGCCATGGCGCAGGCGACGGCATTGCACATTTTCTGCGGCGTGCTGGCCAGGTCGGGCACCGAGCGGCCCCAGAAGGCGCCCGGGATCTCGTCATAGCAGGCCTTGCGGTAGGGCCTGGCGCCCAGCGGATCGGGGTTCAGGGCGGCATAGATGATGAAGCGCCCGACCAGGATCACGTTGCACTCGTACTCGCGCGTGGGCTCGATGTCCTCGCTGACGCCCCAGCTGATGAGCTTCCAGCCCGGCACCGAACCCCAGTAGTTGAGGGCATCGATCACGCCCGGGGGGCTGAGCCACATGTACATCGACTCCTGCGTGAGGCGCTGGCGCTCGGCCTCGGTCCACAGCCAGCCCTCGAGGTGGCCGCCGCTGTAGTCGCGCAGCGCCATGTCGATCTGCTCGTCCTGGAAGCCCGGCAGGCCCTTCAGGTCGAACAGCACGTTTCGCCACAGGCGCATGCGCTCGATGAAGTCGCCTTTCTGCGGGTCCTTGGCGGCCGGGGCCGGGTAGACGTCGAAGGGGGACACCTGCTCCCAGCATTGTTTGGCGTCCTTCGTGACCTTGGGCACCCAGCCGTCGGCCCAGGTGAGGGTCTGCACGCGCTGGTACACCGGGCCCTTCATGATGGCCGCGGGGTAGGTGACGAAGTCCTCCACGAAGGAATCCATGGCGATCGCCCAGCCGCCTTCATCCAGGCGATCGGCGATCTGCTTTTCCATCCGGGTGGCGCGTTGCTTGGCCACCTTGGCCACCTTCTGCTCAGCCGCGGAGCGCAGCTTGTCGCCGATCTCCTGCACCTTCGCTCGGAAGTCCTCGCGGCTCATCACCGGCGTTGGCACCACCTGGCCATCAGGCGTCTGCCCGGAGGCCTGCTGGGCCTGCTGCACCATGATCTGCTGGGCCTGCTCGATCGCCTTGTTGACGATGGAGCGCTTGAGGGTCTCGGGCAGCTCGGCCAGCGGCGTCGGATCCAGCCCCCACGGGCGCTCACCCACCGGCAGCACGATGTCGCGGATCCAGGCTGAGCCGGCGCGGCACTTCGTCTCTGTGAGGTCGGAGAAAACGATGTTCATGCCGCCCGACTGCTCGAGGATGGCAAGCTGCGCGGGCGAATAGACCCCGCGGCGCGCACGCAGGCACTGCAGCAGGTGCAGGTCGATGCGTTCCTTTGCCAGCTTGTTGCGCCCCCAGGCGGCGCGCACGTGGCCGGCCAGGGCGGTGCCGGCTTCTTCGGTGATGTCGCGCGGTGGCGGTGGCTCAGCGGCGTCGCGCTTCAGGATCTCGCGCAGGCCGAGCTGGCGCACAAGGGGACTGGTTGCCATGGGCGTACCTCAGTGGTAGGTCGTGGCGGCATCCGGCGCGGCGGGGGTGCGGCTCTTGGGCGAATTGTGCAGCGCATGGCCAGCCGTGCGCCGGGGCGGGGCGCGCGCGGCGCCGCGTTCTGCGACCACACGACCTTTCTTTGCTTCACCGGCCGGGCCTTGGCCGTGACGATCTTGCGGTCCATGAGCTCGGGAATGAAGCTCAGCGCCAGGCTGTCGGCGTGGTCGGGCGACTTCTTGCCCTCCTTCTTCATGTCCTGCTTGCTCACCAGCTGGATGCGGAACAGCGCGTCATAGCCGTAGTCGACGCTGGTGAGCTCGTCGACCAGCTCATCGTTGTCCGGGATCTCGCCGCCCTTCAACCAGTCACGCATCTTTCCCCAGCACTCGCTGCGCTGGTTGAAATACTGCTTGTCGTCCTTGGCCGGGATGCCCCACATGACCGGGATGAGCGGCGGCAGGTTGGGCATGCGGCGCAGGGCGCTGTCGAGGTCGGCGCCGTTGCCGTTGGCGTCGTACACGATGCACGAGACGTTCTCCAGCTTCTGCAGCAGCTCCCAGATCCGGCCGGCCAGGTCGGGCCCGTCGAAGCCGTACATGCTCACCTGGTAGTGGACCTTGAGGCCCTGGCGCAGGGTGATCACTGACCAGTCGTCGCCGAAGCGCGCCGGGTCGACGCTCATGATCACCGGGTAGGCCATCCAGGCCAGGCGCGGCACGCGGCGCGTGCGGGCGCTCTGGCAGAGCTCCGGGCTGATGAAGTTGGAGGCGCCAGCGCGCGGGAATTGGCCCTTGACGCGCACCCTCACAAAGTCGCTGTCTTCACCGTACTCGTCGACCCAGATGGCAATCTGGCCCTTGTTCGTGAAGCGCACCGTGCGGCTGTCCACACGGTGGTACTCCGTGATCCCTGGCCGCGGGCGGGTGCATTCCTTGTGGAAGCGCCCCGTCGTCTGGGTCGGGTTGCCGTAGCTGCACCAGATGATTTGCGTGTTGGCGTCGGTCAGCGCGCCCTCGGACACCTCCCAGATGTCGTCATGGATGCCCGAGGCCTCGTCGTAGATCAGGAGGATCCGCTTGCCCTTGTTGTGCAGGCCGGCGAAGGCTTCGGTGTTCGTGATCGACCAGGGGATGGCATCGATGCGCCAGCTCTTGGCGTGGTTCGGATCGGCCGAGTAGAGCGCGGTCGCCGTGAGGACGAAGAGCTCCTTGGCGATGTAGAGCTGATGCCACTTGGACAGCTCAGCCCAGGTCTTCGTCTTCAGCTGGCCATCCGTGACCGCTGTGACCACCCCGCGCGTGTCCTCGCGCGACATCGCCCAGTGGATCAGCCAGGAGACGAGGGCGCTCTTGCCCACGCCGTGGCCGGCGCTGATGAATTCCTTGATGACGGCGCCGAACTCGCCGCCGGCCTCGAGCTTGTCGCCGATGCGCCGCAGCTGGTCCTTCTGCCACTGCTCGGGCCCGTCTTCGTGCTCGAGCGTCGTGCCGGCCTTGCCCCACGGGTAGGCCCACATGACGAAGCCGAGCGGGTCGAACTCGAAGTCGAGGAACCGTTCGGCGATCTCCTCGAGCGCGTCTTCGACCCGTTCGCGCTCGCTGGCGTAGTAGGCGCCTTTGTCCGGTGCGCCGCCTTGGGCGCCTGCTACTGCCACGGAACGCTCAGACCTTGCCGCTGATGGGCAACGCTGCGTCCTTGGCCGGGTAGTCCGCGCGGATCTCGGCCATCACCGGATCAACGGCCGGATAGCCCACGGCCTTGCTGCGCACGCTGGGCGTCATCGTGTCGGCGATGCACTGGGCCCGGTGCTCGCCCGAGGCCTTGCTGCGCTGCTGGGTCTGGCCGATGCCCGTGGCCAGGGCCCGGTGCAGCTGCGGATTCATCAGGTGGTTTCCGATCGGGTGGGCTTGCTTGACCATGGCCAGGCTCCAGTGGGTTGCGGGTGGCCGGAATTATTCACCCTGCTGCTCGGCGCGCCGGCGCGCTCGAGCGTTGGCCAGGCGGTCGGCGAAGGCCGCGGCGATGTTGCTGAGCGCCTCGTCGGCCTCGGTGCCGATCAACTTGCGGTGCTGGGCCAGCAGGCGCAGGGCGGGCACGTTGTCGCGCAACCGGACCTTGCGCACGATGGTGGCCGGGATCTCCGGCTCTCCCTTCGTCGCCTTCTTGCCAGGGGTCTCCTGCACCTCGATGGCGCTGATCATGGAGGCTTCTTCGAAGGTGAGCTCGTGCGGCGACTTCAGGGTGCCGTCTTCGCGGTACAGCCGGCGCACGTCCTGCCGGGCCGCGGCGGCCAGGCGACCGAGAATCTCGTCGTTCTCCATCTGCATCGCCTTGAACTGCGCGGCCTGCAGCTCGGAGATGCGCGCTATCACGTCCGGGCGCTGCTTCAGGGCGTAGCCGCCTTGCCTGGCCACAGCACCGGTGCCCCTATAGCCGGCCTGGATGTAGGAGCGCTGAGCGTCGTGGCAGAGAACGAAGTTCAGGGCGAATTTCTCGTGCCGTGGGTTCTTCAGGATCGGCATGGCCGGCGTCCTCTGGTCAGTGGGGTTTGGGCGGCCACACGGGGCCGAACTCGAGCGCCATTTTCGCGCTGACGCGCGTGGACAGCGCGTGATTGAAGTCGATGATGCAGCGCTGAAGGGCCGCGGTGACGCTGACCCAGTTGGTGCGGGCCAGATCCTGCTCGGCCGGCGAGTCGCGGCCCTCCTTCGCGGCCACCTTGTTCAGCTCCTCGACGATCTGGCCGGTGTACTGCAGCGCGGCCTCTTTGGTGGGCGTGATCTGGGTGACGGTGCGCCAGGCGATCGTCATGTGGCGCCCGCTCGGAAAGAAGATCAGCAGGCCACCGCGCTCGGGCTCGTCGGCCTCCAGACGGATCAGCGAGGTGCTGCTGCCCACACCCGGGTGGCGCGGGTGCATGCCGGGCGGCCGCGGCTGTTCGGTGGTGCTCATGGTCCGTACCTCCAGGGTTCGCATTGCAGGCCTGCCTCGGCGTCCAGCCACAGCGCATCATGCTCGGCACCGGGCCAGCCGGGAGTGAAGGGCCCGCCGTTGGTCATGTGCACGATGTGGCAGGGGTTCGGCATGGGCTGCTCGCCTACCAGCCAGTTGAACCCGGCCGGCAGCTCGCCGATCTCGTCGTCCGCCAGCCAGCCGAACTGATGCAGGTACAGCCCGGGGCGCGTGTTGACGTCGTGCAGCGTCAGGCGCTTGTTTGCTGCATGTTCGCAGTTAAAAAGCATCACGCTTGACCAGTTCTTGCGCGCGTACGGCTGTTGCGGTTGGCGGTCCATCTTGACCGTGCGCGAGGGCTGGTACTCGTGCTTGACCACCTGCACGGCGAAGCGCTCGTTGGCCACCTCCACGAGCTCGCGCAGGCAGTTGGGGCGGAAGATCACGTCGGCATCGGCGAACAGCGCCCACTTGCCGGTGGCCAGGATGGGCGTGAGGAAGCGGCTGATGGCGAACTCGGTGGACATGGTCGCGCCCGAGGTCAGGTCGTACGCGGCGCCGCGGCGGTCCACCGAGCGCCACAGCAGGCCGCGCTGGCGCAGCACCTGATCGACCAGCAGCGAGCCGGTGGCGCCGGCCTGGCG